ACGCAGAACTCGTTCCCCTCGGCAACGCATGAGTCGTGACATGTCACTTACTTGTCGTCGCGCTCTGGCTCGTCTTGATCAGGTGGGTTCGCCCAGCGGTGCGCAGTGGACGGCGGTATCCCGGTGAGCTGCTGAATCTCTCGATACGACAGCCCCGTGTCAGCGAGTGCGGCCAGTACCGCCGCGCCAGCTTCCGTGTTGACGTGCCGACGTCGCCAGGCTTCGACGGCAGCCGCCACGAGATCGTCTCGTCGCTCGCCAGTGCGGTTGTTGCGCAGTAGCTCAGTCAGCGCGTCGTCGAGGTTCACTGTTGCCGCCTTGCCTCCTGCTGTCCCAATGTGGGACAGTGCCGTGGCCGGTTCCATTGTGGGACACGGTAGCAACGCTACGAGGTATGTGCGGCTGACAGCCGCAGCTAGACAAAGGCGGCCCCGGCCGGTGCGTCAACACCGAACCGGGGCCTTGATCCCCCAACCCCTGCCAAGAGGGTGAGGACCCGGTGGACACGATATCCAGCCCTGCCCTTGGGCAGCGTCCCGCCGACCCTGACGAGCGCTGCACCTGTGGCCGTGCCGCCGTCGTGGTGTTCCTCGGCGGCCGCCGTGGCGACACCGGCTACTGCGGTGCGCCGTCGACCCGCACGGACTGTGCATGGTGTGAACAGCCGCGCCACGACGGCCGGTGCCCGCATTACACCCTCACTGGTGGGGCGTCGTGAGCACGCCGCACGAGTCCTACCGCGCCAAGATCGCGGCCCGTACCCCGGACGGAGACGCCACCATCGTGATCGTGACTCGGCAGAGCGGTCACCGGGCGGGGCGGGTGTGGCTGAGCCTGCACGGCGCGTGGCGGGGCACGGTGGTGCTCACCGATGGCGAGGTCGATGAGGTCACCGCGATGCTGATCGCGGCGAAGGCGGCTCGTTAGGAAGGAGCGACGATGCGAACCCCCGCCCGAGAGATGAACCGGGCGGGGGGTTCGCTTTCCTCACCGTGCGCGTGTCGTGACGCGCTGGTCAGTAGGTGGGGGGTGGTGATCACGCGAGGCGTCGGCGGTAGCGGTGCAGCACGGCCAGCTCGATGAGGGTGAACCCTTCGAGGGTGCCGCGGGTGACCTGGTAGTCGCCGACGCCTTCCCGCCGTGTCATGGCCGGGTTGAGCACGAGGCGGGCGGTGGCCGCGGTGATGACCGCGCCGAGCTCGTCGTCGGGTTCTCCCGCGACGGGGTCGAATCCTTCCCCGCGGGTGTAGGCGCGCACGTAGGCGGTGACGATCTCGACATGCTGCGCGGCCAAGACGATGAACGCGGTGTCGTTGCCCCGGGCGAGGTAGTCGGCGACCTGCTGGCCGCTCACGGTGGCCACGGGTCAGATCGTGATGCCGGACAGCGCGACGACAGCCTGCGCGTTGAGCGGGGCGGCGTCGTAGCGGGCCACCACCCGGATGGCCTGCTGGTCGTAGTCGCCGTAGGTCTGGTCGAGGATCTTCACACTCGGGGCGAGGTCGCGGGCGACGGCGATCTGCGAGAAGTCGACCAGCGCGGCGCGCCACGCCGAGCCGGTCGCGCTGCTCCTCGGACAACGGGGGGAAGGTGTCAACGATGCGGTCGACGTACTCCCGGTAACTTTCGGGCACGGCGGAACCTTCGGCCCCTGCTGTGGAGCAGGGGGCTTGATCGCAGGTTCCGGCCGCCCAGGACCGGTAGCTTGCGCGAGAGTCCGCGCGGGGCTGAGAAACAGTCTAGCTGACGACTTTGGTCATCGTGTCGATGTTCAGCGTGCGGCGTGTCGAGTGCGCTTCGGTGACGAGCAGCTTCGCCGGCACTTCCACGTTCGCGTGGTCGGGGCACGCCAACATCACCATGTCGTCCACGCCAGGATCCACATCTTCTGGCGAGAACGCGTAGGGAACCTGTGTGCCTACAAATGCCTGACTCTCTGGGTCCCCCCAGCCCTTAACGACAGTGTCGGCGGTCTTGGACGGTGCCACGTCCCCTACTCCGTACAAGCCGTGGTCGGTTTGCCACAGGGTCGCCAGCACTCGACGGCAAGGCTTCTTGCGCCTTGGGCTGCTACATCTCACGGTCAGGACGGGTGAGGGCGCCGGGTCTTGGTTCGCAAGCCAGTAGCGCATCTCCATCAAGCGCGGGTAGAGCTCAAGGTGGGCGGCTCGCGCGGCGACGCGGAAGACAGCATTGCCCCGTCGCCAGTCCTCGTCGCTCTGCTCACGGAGCCAGTCGCTGTACTCCTCGTCGGTGATCGGCAGTTCGGCCGTGGTCGGTTGCGGCCCATATATCTCGACGTCCTCAGGTGGCCGGGGAGCTCGTGCGGCAGCGGGGCGCTCACTCCGCGGGAGATATGGACCGTCATCGCCGAAGACGTGGTTCTTGCCGTCAGTCTGAAAGCTGTACCCGCCGAATCTGTCGCCCACGCGCACGAAATGCGGGTCGTCGAGCAGCTGAACGTCATTCCTGCCGAAGTCTCGTCGCAGCTCGTCCTCCCTCCTGGCCCGGGCCTCCGGCGTCCAGTCGAACTCGTCAGCGTTCACGGTTCACGTCCGTCCCTTCGGGATTATCTCCACACGGGAGTAGTCGAACTCGACACCCTTGGGCAGCCGGCCGGGCTTTGCCGGGCCGATCGTCACCGTCATCAGGGCGTCGATGATCGCGCGCTGTCGGGCCACCGGAGCCGCGAGGAACGCAGCAGACGGCACCGGCGCGTTGGCGATGCCGTCGAGTGCTGAGCCGGAGGTCACGGCGGCCAGGGCCTCGGTGACGTCCGCGAGCTTCGCCTCGGTGCGCTCGCGCTGGCGTGTGTACTGCCGTTTGTCGAGGGTGCCGTCGCCGTAGTCGTCGGCGAGCTGGTCGAGCCGGGCCCGCAACGTGTTCGCCTCGGCGTGCAGCTCGCCGGTGACGTCCCGCTCGGTCGCGGGCAGCAGCCCGGTGCCGTCGCGGTCCAGCACGGCGCACACGATGTCGGTGACGTGCTGGTCCACCTCCGTGCCGTTGATCGTGGTATGCGTGCCGGACCGGCACCGGTAGGTACGGCGCGTAGTGCCGTCGCGGTTGATCGCGGACGCCGAACGCATATCAGCCCCGCACCGGCCGCAGACGTAGAGCCCGGAGCCAACCCACTTCAACGACCGCACCCCGGCATAGGTAGATCGGTCCGGGTTCTTCAAGATTGCACACACGGCGCGGTGCTCGTCCTCGGTGAGGATCGCGGGCCAACTCCCGGCACCGACCACCTCGCCGTGGTGCGCGGCCAGGGCGGCGTTGCGCGGCCGGGTCAGGATCCGCGTCACGTTCTGCGCGTGCCAGGTGCCGCCCCGCACCGGCGGCACCGTCGCCTGCCAACTCTTAGTAATCGCATAGGCGGACTCCCCGGCCAGCACCCGGCGCACCCCGTCGCGGATCGCGTCGGCCTCAGCGGGCACCAGCGCCATCCCGTCTCGGGTGTAGCCGAACGGTCGGCCCCCTCCGGTCCACTCCCCGGCGGCGGTGGCTTTCGCCTTCTGGTTGCGGATGCGTTCAGCCATGTGCTCCACCTCGTAGCGGGCCACCGCACCGAGTTGCCGGGCCACCAGCCGCCCCGAGGGTGTGGTGAGGTCCAGCGGCCCGGCCTTGACGCAGTGCGTCGGAACCGAGCGAGGCTCGCAGACGCTGATGTACTCCTCAAGCTCGGTGGGAGAGCGATGCAGGCGATCAGTGTGCCAGGCCAGCACGGCATCGACCTGCCCGGCTCGGATCGCGTCGAGCATCCGCCGGTAGGCCGGACGCGGTTTACCCGAGTAGGCGCTGATGTCGTTGTCGGTGAACACCTCGGCGACCGTCCACCCGAGGGTGGCGGCGAGCGGCCGGCAGTCAGCTTGCTGACCCGCCGCGTTGATCCCGGCGCCCACCTTGTCCGTGGAGATCCGGCAGTAGACCGCTGCCCGCAGAGTCGTCGTCACGGTTGAAGTGTCTCATATCAACCGATGCTTCCGGGTCAGCCAGCACCACCCATCCGGTGCCGTCGGACCGGCGCTGGTCGTCGACCACCTGACCGCCCAGTCCAACGAGTCGACGGACCTCCTCGTCCCGTAGCCGCTTGAGCGGCACCAGGTCAA